GCCCTCGTCTCTCCACTCGCGTTCCTCGTCATCGGCAGCGTTCAACTCAATGTCCCAGTAACGGGCCATGCCAGCCGAACCCTCGTAGTCCTTCATGCTCTCAATTTGTTCGCTCATATCGAAGTCACCGAATTAAAGTTATACCGGCCTTCCGCTGCGGCAATAGCTTGGAGCGCCTCGTTTAGATTCGTGAATCCCTCTGCATTCGCTCCCCACTCAGAGCGGTCCCAGATGGAGCTATCCCATGCACTTTGCATTGCATTCTTCCAAGCCAACATCCGACCCGCAAACGCACCAGCCGGGATGCTGTTCTGATCGAACAACGCTTGCCAATCCCCCATATAGGTTAGCTCTGTGCCTGTTAAATCACGGACGCTCTGTTGCACCAGGGATTGGTTGCTCATACCTTAAACCTACGGAAAAAGGCTCTCAGGAACCGTTGATATAGATTACTCATATTGAGGTCACCGCGTTCCAGTTGTTCCGACTCTTAGAAACTGCGAAGGCTTGCATGGCCTCATTGATGTTGGTGTGGCTTGCGCTCAACTCACCATTAATCCACGCCAATAGCTTCTCGTTGAAGGTCACGCCGCCTGTCGAGGAATCGTCAAACTCCTTCATGAAATCACCATTAAAATCCAGCGTGGTGCTTGTTGCACTGCGGATGGATGCCTGTAGGTTTGATTGATTGCTCAAAACTCTGTCCTTTTCTCATCAATGGTTTCAAACAACTCATTGATTGTTAATGGCTCGCGCTCAATAAACTCTGGAACCTTCCTTATAGGCTCCGGTCTGTCTTCACGGTACGCCATGCACATATACCGCATCGCATCACTTGAGTGGCTTGTCCAATCGTGCAAGGGCCGACTCTTTAAGGTCAAAAGCCGCTCGTCGTAATCTTCCCGATACTGCATCAAGCACTCTAAGAGATACTCACACTTGTCCGAATCGAAGTGCATTATTGGCAGCAATTCTCTAACCGCGTTTATCCCATCGTCTACCTTGTGGGCTGGTACGATTTTTACGTTGCGCTTCTCTCGCCTAAGAACCTCAACCCTAGTCAAGCCCGTGCCTAGCTCTCTGACCCTTGCGTCATGCGGCAACCAATCAAGCTCCACCTTGTAGTCCAGCGACTTCAGCCACTTCACATAATGCGGCAAAGGCTGGCTGTGGTTCTCGTAGTGGTTAATGACTCTGATCTCGTTCCCTACTTGCTGCCATAAGACGATGGCGAGGCTGTCACCAATGCCCAAGTCCCAGGCACTAGACACAGGCAAGTCAGGGTCATATTCGACCTTTGTAATCCGTCCCGCTTTCCTTGCATCCGATATGAGCGCGGCGTAGTACGCTCCACCCGTTACAGACGCATACTCACCATCCCAGATATGTGATGCCTTCTCTGGGTCTTGAGAACGGTCCCGGTCCATGTCTGCCTTCAAGGCCGCAGGGAACCACTTATTGTCCCGCCAATTTGACTCAATGATAATCGAATCCTCTGGCGTGTATCGCCTTAACAGCTTGTCAATCGGGTCCAGCCTGGACACAGGATTCCAGCTAAACCACAACTCCGAACCGTCTGCCCGTATCGTCGGGGTAAGCAAATCAAGGCTGCGCTGGCTAATTGTTTGGGCTTCTTCAAGCCACGCTATCTGCACACCCTCTAGCGACTTGATCGACGCTGACGTTGAATTGTGTAGGCCACGGAACAAACACGTTGACCCTTGCGGACCCCGTATCTCTTGCTCCGTTATATCAAACAAACTCTCCAGCCCATGACGTATAATAACGTCTTCAATAAGCTGTTTAACAGAGTCCTTGATGGAGTTCTGCACTTCCCGCAAACAAACGACCCGCTTGCCTTCTAACAAAGCTATGACCGTCATCAGGCCAAAGAACCAAGACTTGCCTGACCCACGGCCACCCCATGCGCCTTTGTATCTGGCTGGCTTTATTAGAGGCGCAAATACCTCTGGGAAATCAATTTCCAGATTTAGTTGCATTTAACTGGATGCTAACCGCAACGCCGCCAGCGTGTTCTTGAACGCTTGTCTCTTTCCAGCCCATTCGTGTCTTGGCCCAGAATATAGCCGCTGACGTGTCTCCGTTGACCGCCTTGTTAAATAACGTGCCGCCTATTTTTGCATTGGCTTTTGTCGCCGCTGTGTCCAATTCCTTGCGGAAATGTTTTCTCAGCGTTTTGTCATCAATCCCATCACGGAGAACCATTGCTATATTGGACTGCGGTATGCCCACCGCTGACATTTGTTCAACCAGCTTCCGCTCTTCGTCCGTTGGCTTAAACGTGGGCTTTGTAACCTTTTTAGGCGGCATCGGCCTTTATAGTCGGGAAAATCTCCCCGCTATCCTCCAGCTTTGCCTTTTCACCCGTGAAGTCTTGCCACCGCTTTACAGCCACATCGCAAAAAGCAGGGGTTAGTTCCATAATATTTGCAGCCCTGTTCATTATGTGAGCCGCAATTAAGGTTGATCCGCTTCCCCCGAAAAGATCAAGAACAACGTCCCCCGCTTTGCTACTATTTTTAATTGCTCGCTGCGGAACGGCTACGGGCTTTTGCGTTCCATGTTGGTAATCTTTGCCATTATCTCTACTAATCTGCCACAGGTCTAAATCGCTGGCATCGCCCTTTTTAAAAGCCGCGCCTTTTGTAAACAAAATAAACTCGCATTGCCTACGGTACGCCATATACCCCAAGCCCGGTTGTTTTTTATCCCAAACAATAACCGCATCGAGTTTCTTCTGGTTATCTTCAATCGCTGTAATAAATGGCCCCTGCATTATCGGGCTTACGCAAATGTAAATGTCCGCTTCTGGTTTACAGCTTGCAAAAACTTGAGCGACCAAGCCGCCCAACGCTTCTCCTTGCAATGTGTCGTTTTCAATGCGCCCGTAAGTTTTTGCTTTTACAACCTGTGTCCTGCCCCCACTATAGTCTATTCCATATGGCGGGTCTGTGAACACCATGTCGGCTTTCTGCCCATCCATCAGCTTATCAACCGCATCGATGCTAGTGCTATCGCCGCACATCAATCTGTGCTTTCCCAACAACCAAACGTCACCCTTTTTTGTAACAGGATCGTCAGGTAGGTCAGGCACCTCGTCGGGGTCGGTTAAGCCTTCATTCTTGTCTGCAAGTATCGCCGCCAGTTCGTTGTCATCAAAACCAATCAGCGAAAGGTCGAACCCTTCCTTGTCTAAGTCCCCCATCTCTAAGGAGAGCATCTCCATATCCCAACCCGCATTTAACGCCAGCTTATTGTCTGCAATGACGTACGCCTTGCGTTGGTTTGCAGTCAGGTGCGCCAATTCAATGGTTGGCACTTTATCTAACCTAAGTTTCCTTGCCGCCAGGACACGTCCATGTCCCGCTATGATGCCACCCGTTTCGTCTATAAGCACAGGGTTATTGAACCCGAACTCCTTTATCGACGCGGCAATCTGAGCCACTTGAGCGTCATCGTGTGTCCGTGAGTTAGAGGCATAGGGGATCAACCCCGTAACCTCTTTTTCGATTACTTCCATATTTATCTCCGCTGGCCCCGAAGGGTGCTAAAGGTAAATTCTTCCCTGTCCCGCTCTGGTGTATCCCGGTTGGGTCAAGGCGTTCACTAACTCTTGCTGTGCAATAATTTGTTCAGCGACCTGTTGTGGAGTGGTCATTTGTAACGGTGTTTGATAAAACGGGTCATTGCTTTCCTCAAAATAATCCGGTGGAAGGCCGGTGTTCGTTGAGGCTTGTTGCCCTGGTATAGAAACCGTCGCTGGGCTTAACCGATCAGGGATGGTTGCAATAAAATTCGGGATGCCCGTAACGACATCATACGCCTTATCTAAATATTCATCTACAACTGTATATGGCGCAGCGTCACTTGGCGGCGACACAGCATTCATCGGCGTCATGTTTGGCATAGTCTGTGCGGGTTGCACGTCCCCGGGGCTTCCAAGAGGCTGCATATTTTCTGGCGGTTCCATAGCATCTGGCGGTTCCACTGTCAGGGACAGTGGCGACGGGGCCGCATTGCTTGCTATTTGTTGCTCATCGGTGGGAGTTGTTGTTATTCCAAGTGCGTCCGCAATTTCGGCTGGCAAACCAGTTACGCCGCTTACAATGTCAGGCGGGTCAGCTATAAAATCGGTAACTTGGTCGATAGTATTACCAATCCCGCCGTGAGTCGTAACATTTCCGCTTGTGTCTATATTGACTGTTGGGGAAATAGCTCCACCCACTAACGCACCAGCAAGGTCAGCCGCTGCGCCACCGACAATTCCCAGTGGGTTAATTTCTGCCGACATTGCTGGCTGGTTGCCAGGACGCCCCGCCAATGCGCGGCTTAAATCTCCCCCAAAAATATCTTTGCCGGTAAATTCAAGGTCTACACCAACAAGATTCGGAGGAAGCTCTATAAGTCCTGTTACGGCAGTCTTGAGTGTATCTAAAAACGATGAAGGCGCTTGGTAAGGATTGTTTGTGACGTAAGTGTTTAACGCTGATAGTTGTCCAGGGGTTGGGTCTGTGTATCCACCAGTTCCTGTGTTTGACGAAATAACGTCGTTGCGCGGCGCGTAATTTGGATTTGGAACATATTGCGCTCCTAAATCTCTAATTCCATAATTTAAAGGATACGATAAAAACTCATTTTCAAATTGTGGGCCTGTCGGGTCATCCCCACCATAAGGGTCTCCAGCTTGATCGCC